AAAGTATCCATAACACCACTTACTACCAATAGTAAGCTTATTTACTTCTCCTGATCCTTCTTTAATTAAATTATAATAATCAATAGGCTTAACGTTATATTCATCTAGCATTGTTTTACCAATTCTAAATGATAACCAAAACTTTCTATCTTCTGTGGTCCAACCTCTTTCTTTTATGAAATCAATTTCCCATTTAGATTGTGCTTTAAACTTTGGTTGTACATATTCTGATGACCTAACATATTTATTATAGTCACTTACCATCCTTGTCATGGCTCCGTGGTATTCAAGATTAAATACAAGTTTAATTAGGTCTACTTTATTACCACTTTTTCCTGTTGAAAAGTCTTTGAACTTATACTGCATAATAGATTTATCTACATATATGCAAAAGCTAGGTGTTCTTTCATTAGGATTAAATATAGATTTAATCTTAATATCTTGACCAGTAAGCTGTTCAGGAAGATCTAAGTAATATTGAAATACCCAAGTGCTTGGTACATCTTGTCCTTCTCCTACAATGTTTTTAGTGTTAAACATAAAATCAAAGATATTAAAAAGAAATGGGCCCAGCAATATACTGAGCCCACTCTTTCTAATTGGAGATATTAAAGTTCAAAGTCAGATCCTGCAGTAGGAGCTGGTTCAAAGTTATTAGCAGGTGCAGATTCTTTCTTTACCATAGCACGGAAATGATTAGTATCATTCTTGTCAAATGTAATAAGATTAGAATTTTCAGCATCTACTTCTTCAAGAGGTACACCCATTCTATTTCTCTTAGGAAGGAACAAATCATTATTTACATAACCTTCTTTGTTTTCCCATTCACGTGCACCCAAGCATGCATTTACATATCCTGTTTGAGAACAAATCTTTGCAGCCTTAATCATAAAGTCTTCAATAGTATTTGCTTCAATAGCATCAAGCTCAGCTCTTTTACCAACTACTTCAGATAAGAAAACCATAGCTTTTAATACTTCTGTATCTCTGCTGATTTCATTACCATTATTTAATGTAGCATCTTTAAATGGATACGGTGAGAATCTAACTCTACCTACCTGGCCTGCATAACGTTCACCATTAGGATTATTAACATCCTTTAAGAATCCATTAAATTCACCTACAATAGGCTCACTTTCTACATGCAATGTAATATTGTATGCTTCAGAGTCATATGGTGTTTGATCAAATGTAATTGAGTTGATCATTACTTTTTGATTTCCTGTTCCAATAACTGGTTTTGTTCCACCTGATCCGGTAGACATGTCTTTAGTACTTAACATAATTTTTGATTTTAATTATTAATTTATTTGTTGTATTCTTCAATACAACTGGTTACAAATTGTAGGTCATTGGCAATAAACTTATCATCAAACATACCCATTGGTGATTTACATGTGTTCTCTCCGTTGTTTTGAGTTTCAAAACCATAGATAAGTTCACCATCATCATTTTTATTTACTTTTCCAAATAAAACAATAGAGAATAGGCCTTCCAAAGTTAAAGTGTTGTCAATCATTTTACCAACAGTTTTAGCTTTAATTTTTCTATTTCCATTTATATCAGTTGAATCTTCTGAGTGAGTCAAGAAAATAATAGTCAAGTCTTCTCTTAGATCTTTTGGTAACTTAGCAACTTGTGCTAGGTTAGCTGCAATCTGAGTAAACTTTTCATATCCTTTCTCATTAGCTCTATCAAAGTATTCAAAAGAACTCATATATTGCCAGTCATCAACTACAATAGTTTTGATGTGGCCCATTTTGTCATTTACATGACGCATTGCCTTAATAATACCTGGGGCTGTAGCAGCTGAGGTAAGATTACCTTTAGGATTGTCTTTAGTTATCTGAGTATACTTACTCTTCCAACCCTTAAAAGGTAGAGGTTTATTTGCTATGTTTATAATGAAAGTCTCTTTTGGATCTAATGTTCTGATTGAGGTAGACTTTCCTGTCCCTGAATCAGCAATTACTAATACGCTGTTTGCCATGTTTACTTGATTAATTTATTGATTACTTTAGTTAATGTTATTAATGTTTGATTGATATCTTCAAGTTTATCAACTAGATCTGTACTTGTACCTGCATCAGGATTAGGTAGATCAAATAATGTTTTACCTATGTCTGCTACAAATTTAGGTTCTTCTATTACAGAACCATTTCTAGAAGTTATATCATTAATAACTTTTAATTCACTTACAGGTATAAGATGTCTTTGAAATCCTGAGCTAGATGTAACTAATTCATATTCTGATTTCCAATGTGGATTTGCTCTGTGCAAATATAATGTTCTTTTTGGATCTTCAGAATCATAATCAATACTTACAAACTCAGTATATATATCTTTATCTTTATCTAGCTCACTAGGAAAGAATGATACATGCAATTCATCTTTACCTTTAGGCCTGTAGGCCATCTTTGGTATATACAGTGCATTTAGATTACCACTTGTTTGAAAATAATCTTCATGCTCTTCTTTTAATTTATTTACTTTTTGTTTACGTTCTTCAGGAGTTAATCCCATAATTTCTGTGTTTAATTTTTTAGTGCTTATCATCTACGTTCTTGTTGTCCAGGAGTAGGCATTTCTGCAATCTGCATCTTTTCAAATTCTGCTTTGAAAAAACTCATTCTTGCATCACCATTTCTTGCTTTTAAGAAATGCAATACCAATGTCCTATCATTTTCTATAATATATCTATCAGGTCCATAGAATCTTATCTTTTGCTTAGCTGGCCGGTTAATACCAATCAGCATATCTGCATGTTGAAGCATTGCATCTGATCCAAATATATCAGACTCAAGAATATAATTACCATACTTGCCATCAATTGCTCTATCAGGGTTATCAATATTTCTATTGAGTTGTGATAATGCAATAAACAAACAAGGATAATCTCTTTTACATTGTGTAAAGAATTCACCTAGCTCAAATAACATATCTAATGAATTGTTTTGATAGGGCGCTCTCTTTACAAGCATTGTATGATCTAATGTAATTATAGTTTTCACACCTTTATGTTTAGTCATATACTGATCAATTTGATCACGCATTTGATTTACAGTCAATGGTGTTGATATAATGTCTACAGGATACTTTACTCTTTCTTTAGCATACTGATGACAACTGTTTAATGTGTCAGTACTTAATACAGATCCAGCACTACATAACTCTTTGTATGTCTTACCGGTTATAGAACTGAATTCTCTAATAGCTGATGTTCTACCTACCATCTCAAATTGAAATTCTAATACTCTGAATTCATCATTAGGATTAAGCATAAAAGACTCACGTATGATCTGATCTTTAATCAGAGTTTTACCTGAGCCAGGTCTACCACCAATAACAGTAAGTGTGTTCCATTCTAGACCATCAGTAGCTGCATCATTAAACTTAGGCCAGGGAGTGTAAATTGATTTCTCATCTCCTGTTGACCTAGCATACATATATTTAAGTGCATCATTGAAGGCTGTATATTGGCCCACCCATGCTGGTGTTGGTTTACTCATTTTCTATAAGATTTATTGTGTCATTTATATTATCAATTGTATCCATACAGCTGTGTTCATCTGGTACCCAAGTACCTTCTCTAAGCATCTGCATGTCTTCCAAAACTAAAGTAAGTTTTTCCAATATCTTTTCTTTTATTGCTTGTGTCATACTACGTTTTCTTTAAAGTGTTCATCTTCTGTACTTACTCCTTCTACTATCATATCACAGTAATCTGCTAAAGTAGAATGCTTTACTCTATGTTTATCTTGCTTACATATAAAGTACTGACTTGTCTGCATATACATGTAGCCTGCATCTCTGTACTCATTAACATACATTCTGGTAGCTTTTTGTATTTCTTCCCATGTATGATCATATGTTTCAAAGAACCATCTAAATGCTTCTCCTAAAGCTTTTACATTATTTCTTGCTGGTTTACCGCTTGGTAACTTTTTAGCAGGAAATACTTCTCTATAGCTATTTATCTTTTCTACAAAGTCTTTACCCATTAATTGGATATCAGTCTTTTTCTTAGCTTTAATAAAATAGCTATCTAGAGTTGCGCATATAACTAATGCTTTTGGTGTCATTATATAAACGTTCTCTTTAAATTCAAGAAAACCTTTACTTACTAATGCATCCCTATCCTTTGCTATTACCTCTGGTAAGGAGATTTTTTGCTTCATACCAAATAGGATCAAGCTCTGGTTTGGAGTCAGGTTTGCTTTCAGTATCTTCTGAAATAGTTCCCACATATTTTTTTAAGTGTTTTAAAGTGTTATCATGAGCATCCAATACTTTCTGGTCATTGCTGAAAAATCCATTCTCAATCATTTTACATGAATTGATAATGGTAGCATGGTTGCGTTTTAAAAATTTACCTATACTAGTCTTACTATGACCTTCTTTATGAGCTAGGTAAGACATAACTTGTACATATACAAGATAATCTCTGAATCTAGTCCTATGTTGTAGATTTTTAACTCTACTATAACTTGGATGTTCTTTATGTAACGCAGATAATGCAGCTTCATGAAATACACCTATAGGAATTCTTTCATTCTTTTTATCAGGAGCGTAAATATACAATTTTACACCATATGAAGTATAAAAAGTCTTTTTAAATTCATCAATAGCTCTCTTCTTGTTAAGTTCCTGGTTATTAGCCATTTATATTATAATTTAAGGTTATCAAAGGTAATAAAATCTACCATTCTATGCAAGTTTTACCTTGCTTTTCTAGTTCTAAATTTGCTTTGTTAAAAACATCCTTGGAGTCCCACTCACCACCTCTATATGCAGCTGATGCAGGATGAGAACATTTTAATATTTTACAGTTTGGAAGCAAAGTTTGCCAAGCTTCAGCCTTCTTACCCATCAATATAAATATTGTTTTTGGGTTGTGCCTATTGATATTATCAAAGACATACTCTGTAAAAGATTTCCATATACCATAGTGAGATCCTATTTTATTTATCTCACAAGTAAATGCTGTATTAATCATTAACACACCCTGGTTAGACCAACGTCTTAAATCACATTCTTCTGGTGTATACATAACTCTACCTGTTTCCTCATATCCACCAATTGTTTGCTTTAATATATATTGTAAAGACTTTTCAGCTTTACCTTTTCTACTGCAGCTAAATGCAATTCCGTCAGCTACACCTAGCTGAGGATATGGATCTTGTCCTACTATAACAACTTTTAAATCATTATACGGGCATTCATAAAATCCATTAAACACATCTTTAAATCTTGGTGTGAAACGTTTATCATTTTCTACATTTTCAATTAATGTGTTCATTATATGATCAAAGCTTAAACCATTAACATATGGTGCAAGCATGCGGTCCCAGCCACTATCTTTAAGTTTGCTGTTTAAATTATCTCTTAAGATATTTATATCTATTTCCATTTTTTTTATTAATTTATAGTATATTTGTTAAAACTTTTTATTATGTCAGATAAAACTATCAAACAAGAAATGGTCACCTATGATTTTACAAAAAACATAGTTGGTATTGAAATTAACCCTTCATTCATTGCAGGACTTCAAACTATTGCTTCTAAATTTATGTTAGATGCAAGCGAAGAAGACCAGGTTAAAATACCTGATGCAATGAAAAAGTTTGAATTGATAATGGCATATGATCCTAAAGGTACAGACCCAATGCCTCAATTGCAGTTAGATCCTTTTGAACAAAACTTATATGTTCTCTTTGGCTTAATAAACTATTTAAGATATGAAGCTGAAAAACAAGGTTTGACAATTAAAGGTGAAGTTGAAGTTAATGAAGACTTAATGAAAGCTGCACAAGATCAGTTAGCACAAGGTTCATTAGATGGAGATCTATTAAATAGACTAAAAGATCTTGGCAATCAATTTGTTGATTTAAAAGATGCACTTAATGAGAATGAAGAAGATAAAGAATTATCTTAACTGCATCCCATTAAAGTCACCTATCTCAACACAAGCTTGTATTGCTAAATTCAATTCATCTTTATCACAGTCTGCAAAAGATTTACAATACTCTTGTTTATCTCTTACAAAACATAATCCTGAAGCTCTTTTCACTTCAATTTTGGCTTCTTCAAAGGTGTAACCAATTTCTTGTGCTATTTCTCTAATCATTGCATGCAAGCGTGCTAGTTGAGGGTTACTACCCTTGGCACCACTTACACCAACAAATATCTCTAGTTTAGATCCTTCTTCAAGTTGTTCAAAGAATTTTCTATACTTGGTTCCCATAGCTTTAATAGGAAAATGTAACTGACCATCTTTAACAGATGCTTTTATATAGAGATTATCTTTCATACAGACATTATATTATATATACCTACACTTGCTATACAAAACAGGGCTACTAATATTGCCCAAAAGCAACCTTTATAAATCTTTTCCATTTTCTCAGGTGATCTTCCTTGGTTACTTCTATACTGTCTTGTTTTCTTTGGCTTGTATACAGTCATTTTTTCATCAAGAGATTCATCTATGACAATTTGAGAGATGTTTTTTATATCAACCAATCTCTCATATGCCCCATCTAAGTGTCTTTGACTAGTACCAGGATGTATATCTATTTCATCCAAGTGAGCTAATGCTTTTACTGCAGAAGAGTAAATTAATATACTTTTATTTGATTTTTTCATCTTCTTTTCTTTTAATGGGTGTGAATAATAAATAGTTAGGATCATGTGGATCTAAATCCATTCCATAGACACTAACCCATTTTCCTTCATCTAATATATATTGTACTCCTCCTATGTATTTTGTTTGTTTTTCACTATTGCTCATGATATTCTAGTATTTTTTCTTCTATGTCTTCTTCTAATAAGTCTTGTACATCTATGGTAACTTGATTACCATTAGTATCCGTGTTAGTGTACCAAACATGCTTTATATCTGCTGATGGTCCATAACCTGGTGTACCTGGATCTCCGTTGGAATCATACCATTGGTCTGGTTCTCCTGGATCATAAGTATATTCTACTTCTACTGTTTCTCCTGTGTTAGTTATAAATTCCATATCACAAAAATCTTAGTGCTCCTCCGTCAACATAAACAAACTCTTGAGCACACTCAGTGCACTTGGCGTTTGATTCATTGCGTAACAAAGTTGGCATATTACAGTTAGGACAAGGAGTTTCTCCTTCTTCTATATATTCTTCTATTGCTTTTCTAGCATAGCTATGTATCATAGAGTCATGAACACCTTTATAAAAAGTGTTATCAGCCTCCATTTCATTTTGTTGCTCTATAAAGAGCTCTTTCATTCTTCCCATAATGTTATCTTTTTAGTGGATTATAATAAGTAATTTTTGTTTGATCAAATCCTTTAACTGCATCACCCACCCATCTCTCATCTTGTGTACCTTTGTACATAAGTATGTGACATGTAGCTGTTTCAGTTGGATTCAATCTGAGTAATCTTCCAATTCTTTGTGCTGTTTTTCTTTCATTACCATATGCATGCATAATAATACCAGCTTTTAGATTTGGTATTGTAACACCTTCTGATAATTGTAATACACATGATAATTTATCTATCCTATTATCAGAGAATAACTCAAGATTTTCCTCTGATTTAGGATTTTTAGAATGATAACTATGCTTGCATATTCTGTCTGCTTGTTTTTGAGTATTAGCAAATACAATACATTTAGTACTGACATTACCTAGTATACCCTTAACATAACTCTCTTTACTTGCATAATCCATCAGAGCTCTCATCCGCATAATTCTTCCAAACTGTATTTGTTTTTCAGTATTAGCATCTGCTAGTCTTTTGGTAACATAGTCATAATCCTTTTTTTCTGATGTATACCAGAATCCACCTGCCTTGTTTTTCTTCTTTAAAGAAGGTAACTTAGACAACTCCAACTCATGTATAACAATCTTGTAATCATTTAAGATGTTAGAGTCAGTTGCATCATCCGTTGTAAATGTAAATTTAATTGGACAATACTTATTTACCATCATACCTTTCTCAGTATTCTGGCTTTTTGGTGGTGTACCTGTCAGTCCTAATATTCTTCCATAAAATCTATGTAAGAATAACTCATGAGAATACTTAAGTGAGTGACACTCATCTAAATATAATATGCTATAGTCTTGAGGTTCTTGTTTTTTAAGTGACAAATAGGTTGTAAAGTCTATATGATCTATTAAGTTTGTTAGATTCATCTTATCTAGTTCATCAAGCCATGCTTGTTTAACTGATAACTTTGGAACTACTACTAGTACTTTGATTAACGGGTCATAATATTTCTGAAGGTGTTGTATTGCTATTCTAGTTTTACCTACACCCATTGATATACCTAAACCACATCTTTTATGTTGTGCTGATATTGTTAATGCATCTGACTGAACTACCTCTCTAGTGGAAATAGTTTCAGGAGTATTGTTTGCCATAATATTATTGTTATTGATAAAATAATTGTCCAAGCTACTATCTTAAGTAACCTATCTTTGTGATTTTGTTTCATAAAATTGTTTTTAAAGGTGGACCCTATAGGACTTGAACCTATGACCTAATCATTATGAGTGATTTGCTCTAACCAACTGAGCTAAGAGTCCTGGTAGCCGGAGTGGGACTTGAACCCACACGAACTATCCAGTTCAACAGATTTTAAGTCTGTCATGTCTACCAATTCCATCATCCGGCCTGGTGATCCCACTAGGATTTGAACCTAGAACCTACAGCTTAGAAGGCTGTTGCTCTATCCAGTTGAGCTATAGGACCATAAAATTATGTTCTAGAGCCTGAAAATCCTAATTCATAAGATTCT